GTCGGGCCTATGTCACCGTAATTAATTATATAATCGTTTCTAGGTATAAAGAGCATAGGGTGATCAGGTTTTACATCTGGTGTCAAAATTGGATTAATATATTTACAATGTGCTATACCAAAGTGGGGGTCAAACTCCCCCTCGGAACTCAAATCAAGAGCATCAATGTTTCGTTTTAACACTACATCAATTGCTGTTTCTAAACTAAAAATGTCCAAAGCTCCACAACAACCATGTGGTGTACCAGTTGATCCGCCTAAATGAAAACCAATTATGCTAGTGGGTTTAGTATTCGAAACCCAAGTTCCCATACACATACCGTTAAACGTGGGTGTATTATCATCCAATTTGTACGAATATCCCTCGTATTTCGATCCGAAAACTTCACCGGTATTAACTGTGGTTTGCATACCATGTTTAAGCAAAGCTGACGATGTTTTTCTAAAACCGTCACTAGTTAAATAAACTAATTCTGCAGGTATATTGCGCTCATGAATTTTATTTGGAAAAAATTGCACTAAATTTGCAACAGGTACACCATATGTTACATACAAAAGGCCTAAATCAGTACCAGGAATGTTAAAATACATATTTTTATTAAAATTAATGCGTTGCACTCTATCTTCTTTACCTTCTACTCTACTAGATCGAATACGTAAATAATTTACCCGTTTTTCCAACATTAAATCATAAAAATGATTAGGAATTAAAACAAAATTTGTTTTAACGAAAAAACCATTTACGAAATTAAATTTGTCAACTTCCACCCCAGATTCCGAAATAACAACCACCATATTTTTCTTTACCTTATTAAGTAGCTGTTGATCAACCATAGTAACACAACCTTTAACATTAATTCTCTCTAAATTTTGTTTAACCCAAACATTCTGTTTTCCAGAATTTTTGTTTAATTGTTCTACTGACAATGGTGCAAGATTACCTTGGCTTGCAAATTTAGATCTCAATTGGCTTACAACACCCTTAACAACCCATTTTAAAATCGTAGAAAATAAAATAGAGAAACAACTTAAAGTGGA